TGAGCACTGTACAGGTCAGTCCCTTGTGGGTTGCTGTTTTCTGCCATCTCATTAACTCCATATTATGGGCTTATTTTACTTTAATTTCAATAGCCCCGTTATCTACCATTGCACGCAGCGATTGGCGTACCATTTCGACGCCGCGTAATTTCATGTAAATAGCCTCTCGGCTATCACTATCACTGGTCTCAGTTAATTTAAACTCAAACCAACAATCTTGCTCGATCTCGTTTAAAAATCTTCTGAGATCTGTATCTTTAAGTAAACGGTCTGCCTCTCTACCGTCATCTATAATTTGCTGTTTAGTCTTCACGGGAAGCCTCTTTAATTATTTCAGATTGAGCTTTCATAACTTCCCTATTAATACCTAATTCTGCCCTAATGTTTTCAACGTTGAGCTGAGTACCGTACTTAGCTTTCATTTCTTCGGCTTTTACAAACAACTCAGCCTCTAGCTCGTCACGCTTACGATCATCTTCAAGTTTAAACTTTTCACGCTCCATTTGCAGCTCGGCAGCTTTCTTTTGAATATCAGCCTGTATTTGCTGTATCTGAACTTGGATAAGTTGCTCGTTAATATCTGGCTTATCTTTTTTGGGTGGCGGTTTAAATTGCGTTGGGTCGCTCCAAAACTGAGAAGTATCCTTAAACCCTGCTACTTCTGTCATAGATTTTAACGTATTAGAAAGTTTCTGCATATCGGTAAGTGGGTTAACTGGGCCCATTGTTTGCATTGCATCTTTTTGCATTTCTGCAATCTGACGTAACATTAACATGCGTTCAGTGTCAGAGCCACGCCCAAGGGCGACATTAACCGTAACATCCATTTTGCTATTCCACGCACGCGGATCTATCGGCACAAACTGATTATTGAGCTTTATCATTCTAGCTTGGTCTTGGTGAGTAGTCACTAAATGGAGTACAAGCTCGTACATGCGCTTTATTCCTGTTTCAGCAAAGATACGAGCAATCATCTCAATATGTTGCTGAGCGGCGCTTACAGTGGCTGCTACGGCTGTAGCGGTGCTAGATTGTAAGGCATTTGCATCTAGACCCTGAGAGGCTTTAGATATTCCTGTTCTAGATTCTTTTATTTCGTCCATATACTTTAAAACAGGAAAGGCTGCCTGACCGACAAATGGCATACTAAGTGGCGTAATTTGTCCTGCGGCTCTCTGGCGTATAATTGACCCCACTTCTGTAGACATTGCGTCGTCAATATTAACCATACCCTCGACAACTGCTACCCGTGGGTGAATCGACATGCTTAAACTGTCGAGCGTATTACGCATAATAGAAGATTTAATTCTTTGCACGTCCATTACTGTGTCAGCAACTGACATGCCAAAAAAATCATGCGGCTCTGGATCTGGACATAACGTAGAAAACGGCGCCATATTACAAGGCTCGTTCATTAAAATTTTGTTACCGTCTCCTGCGGTGCAAACTTTACGCAGCTCTGCAATGCCGTCGCCGTCGTAATCAACTTTGATATAATTCTCGACGTATAGCACTTTTTTCATTGCAGGGTCGTGACGCTCGTTCATCTCATTTGTTAAAGCCTTATTACGTGTGTAACGCTCAATGTTAGTGTCCATGTCGTCGTATGAAGCTCCTAGATCAGAAACTTCGTCGTAGTCATAACCCATTGCTACGAGCTCAGACACAGTCACAATACGTCGATGAGCAACGTAGTCGGCTTGATCAACAGATTTGCTTTCTCGGGAAATTAAGAACTCTTCCGGAGGAACAGCCTCTAGCTTAACTCGACCATCTGGATGCGTGTATGTCGCCCTAACTGAGTGCATCATTGGAACGGGCATTTCTTCACCAGTAAGAGGGTCTTGCATTGGCTCACCTACAGGCTCAGACGCTACAATTTCCACGTCAACTGCATCCTCTGACATTAATGCTGCAAGTGCATTATCATCTAGACCAGAATAAGATATAGTTTCAAATTCTGTTTGGTCGTCCCAGTAAACTTTTAATATGCCGACTTTACGAACAAGCGCATCCATAAAAGCAGCGTGCATTTCTAAGAAGCCATTATTATCTCGATTTATAATATAATTAACGTAATCGGTTGCCTGCTTAGCTACAGCAACGTCCTCTGGACCTTGTGGAACGTACTCAACGGTTTTGTCGCTGCCGTGGAAAATACGCATCAGAGATGGCATGATTGCCTGCACAGTATCACGCACATCCATTGACACAACTTGGCTGCGCCCGTCTTCCTCATTGCCAAACGGCTCACCTCGATAATATTTCGTGGCTGTAGCTCTCTCTGGCGAAATCCAGTTGTCGATAAAGTCGATTGCGTCGTCAATCTCTTTACCGACAATCCCTTGTAGCTCTTCGTCGGGCATGACGTCAAACGCTTCTTGCTCCATCTCAGTCGCAATTTGGTTTAATTCATAGTCCATGTATCACCTCTTGAGTAGTGGCTTGCATTTTTGTTAAAAATTTGTTAACTGTTTTATAAAAGGAGACCGATATGTCAAAAATAGAAACCGACCCAGATATAATACGAGAATTAATTTTCTTAAAGGCAAAAGATTTAGGCTTAGAAGAAGAAAGCCTAATTGAGCTTGATGAGTTACTTTGCAAATTAATTAACATAGAAAATCCAGACCCTTTTATTTACCCTGTTTAAGTAAGTCTCTTAAAATACCGTCTATTACTTCATTCGTCATAAGTTGAGCAGGAACTTTAGTTTTTATAGCATGAGTTTTATGAGCTTCATTAATTGGCTGCCCTGACTTAGTTACACCGCCCTCCATAGCATCGTATACATCTTTAAATAATTTGCTTTGATGAACGAGAGGTAGTGACCCTAAATAATCTCCTGTTATTTGAGTGTTATATGTAGAGTGTGGAAATTTAGGAGCAGGAACATTACCTTTTGGATTATTTGGCAGTACAGGCATTTTTGTGTCTATGCGAGCAGCTCCTCCTCCAAACATTCCTGCGCCCAACTCTCTTTGAGATGGATCTGTAACCGCATATCTAATTTGACCCGAGCTTGGAAAGCCTTCTTTCTGCATAGGTGAAGCCTCTGCAATCCTAATAAAAGACTTTCTAACCTCTGGGCTTGCGTTGTTTAAATATGATCTTAAATTAGGAGATCTGATACCTACAAAGTTTTTATCTACAGCCAACATAAGCTCATTAAAATCTTTTGCGCCTTTTTTGGTTATTTTGGCTCCTTTCACCATTTCCGCCATAGCGTCACCTGTAAAAGTAGCAAAATCATTTGCATTAGGCGCCATACTGCCAGTTACACCTACAATATCTGCACCCTCAAAATTTTTCTCTGCTTTATCTGCGGTTTTTGACAGTCTGGTTATAATATTACTGTTTGAAGCCCATATAGACTTATCTGCTTGAGCCGCAGGGCCGCGCATAAAATCAATACCCCCTTCTGTATAAACTGGGGTATCAAATTTTACATCATCAATAGCATCTAATATTAAACCTCTTGAGGTTCTATCGCCATAAAAGGGAATAACAACTTTACCCCTCATATCCTCCCACGACATAGGCTTCCTTGGCTTATTCTCTCCTGTATCTGTAAGGCTTACATCAGTATCAGTTAAACGTTTTCTTAATTTTGTTTTTTGATACCCTAAAGGGTCGAGATCTTCTTTATTTAGTTTTTGAGCGTTTTCGTCTACTGCAAACCCTAATATACCTGCGCCTTTAGATTTGTTTGCAGCCACAATGCTAGGATCATATGCATCAGCGAAATCAGCAAACCTACTTCTTAAAACCGAAGCATCTCCTGCCGTTCTATCAGTAAGCATAACGTGGCTTACACTGCCCCTATCTTCAATAGCATTAATATAAGGTATATTCGTATATTTTTTATCAGTAAGGTCTTTTCTAAAAGCCGCCATACCTGCGTCAAAATCTTCGGGCTTGCTAAAACCGTTATTGTCTAGCCAATTTTGCATATAATCCCGAGCCTCAAGCTCAGTCATAATACTGCCGTCTTCTTTTAACAAAGGCTTATCTGTTCTCGCCAACAGAGGAAGCGTCTGCCCCCCTTCTGACTGCAAACGTTCCATTTGATCATCAACATCTTTTTGGTTTAATTCACCAAATCTTACATTATACCTAGACAGAGCTGCGTCTTTAGTTCCCACATGTGGGCCAAGTCTATCAAATCTTGGACCCCCTGCGTAGGGTATTAAACTATCGCCCTTCATTTGATTATTGTTCATGTAATGAAAAACTGGAGAAGTGAACATGCCTTGCACTTCGGGATTATTTTTTATTTTAGGATCTACTTTAGTAGTTTTTGCTGTAGCTTTTCTTGTGGGGCTCAAGGCGCCGCCAAGGCTTGCAAATCCTGCGGCATTTAATGCTTCACCCATAGCATCAGAGCTAGGTACTTGCCCACCGTAAGACGCTGAAGGTAAAGTAACCGCCCTTGCTATTGGGTCCAACAAGTTGCCAAGAAAATTTTTAGGCTCAAATTGCGTGTTTTTAATTGCGTCAGTGCCAGTTGACCCTACAGGCTTTGAGGCAAGACCAAATATAGTAGACTCTCTATTCCTATCAGACAAATCTTTTCGAGCATTATTGCCAAATCCAAATAAATTTTTAAACGGGCTGTTTTGCTCTCGATACGTTCTTTGCATAGTACGTATTTGATCATCTGTATATTCAGATGAAGAATTAGGGTTTGTAACCATAGATATAAAGTCACGAAACTGCCGTGGAGACATATCTAGATAGCTTGCCATATTACCACTTCACCTTATTCGCCCAGAACGCTGCCGACATTTTGCCCTTGGCAATATTTTTAGCGTGCCTTGCTTTAAACGACTTGGCGCGCTTGGTCATCTTCTTGTCTCCGGTCTTGCCCTGTTGGCCAAACCTGATCGTCTTTACCTTATCGCCTTCTTTTGCCACCACGACGTGTGATTTCTTCGGGTGGCTAGGTGTGCGTTTAGGCTTATTAAAACCTGAGACGCCGGCGCGTTTTAAACGCGGATCTTTTTTACTTTTTCTTTCCGCCACTTTTCTTCGCCTTCTTCGCAGTCTTTGCGCTTTGCTTAAATGCTTTAGCTGTCGGGGCGCCCTTCGATCCTACTTTACGCATTTTCTCTGGCTTTTTACCTGCTGCTTTCTGGCGTTTGATTCTCTCACGTTTTGCGTGAATATTGGCGTATAGTCCAGTTTTCTTAGCCATGTTTATTTCTTCTTTTTCTTAGTCATCTTTTTACCTGACTTCTTTGCAGCTTTCTTTGCCGCTGCCATTCCCTTCTTACTGTAGGAATATTTTTTTCCACCGACGTTAGGCATAGCAATCTCCTTCGAGCTAAGTTTTGACCAATAATACAGCATTATGAGAAAAAAGAAAGACCACCTATAAATTATAGGGCTTGTGCATGTGTTAACAAAATGGTAACATAGTTATATAAAGCGAATCAGG